CAACGACGGCATGGCACGACTGAACTTCTCAGTAGCCAGCACCCACTACTACAACGACAGCAAGGGTGAAAAGCAGGAGAAGGTGTCATTCTTCAACGTCGTCTGCTGGCGTTACCTCGCAGAAGATGTTTCCCGTGTACTGCAGAAGGGCATCGGAGTAATTGTCTCCGGTCGTCTGGAGCAGCGTTCATGGGAAGCCGATGATGGTACGAAACGCAACACGGTTGAACTTGTTGCAGATCATGTTGGCATTCTTGCTCGTTCGATTGAGTCACTTGAGCGGGCTAAGCGCAGTGACGGGGAAGCCCCGAAGAAGGCTGCTTCGCCTCGGGCTGCGAAGAAAGTTGTTCCTGAAGACGATCCTTGGGATAACTGATCTGTGTGATGGTGGGGTGGGGTACACTCCATCCCACCAAGCACATGGTTTAGGGGGGGTGTGGTGACGACTGAGCATCGGAAGGCTCCCCGTAGAGATGTTGAGGGGATTGATCGTGTGGGGCCTTGGGGTGATGTTAAGTATCATCACAGGCTGGTTTGTGGGCATATTGAGGTTCGGGTGCGTGCTACGAGAGCACCGTCATTGGCCTGTGTGGGGTGCCTGAAAGCGTCTGTGAAAGCCGTGGAACTAGCGGCGTTCACTGATAGGCCACCCGTGATTTACGATTTTGATGAAAACTTGACCCGTCAAGAAGTTGAGATAGCAAAAATCAAGGCAAATATCGCAAAAACGCTTAAAGTTTCTGGCGATGCTGTCGATGTTATTGCAGTTGACGAAGCGGGGCATCTCCGGGTACAGTCAGCAGTTGTTTTCCTATCAGCGGATGATATTCGTCGCTTGACGCAGCAGGGGTAGAGGGTGTACGAACATACCGCAACATTGTTGGAAAAACTGAATGGTGTGGTAAGTTCATCGAATGGTTGGGAAACTGCCTGCCCGTGTCGCGATGACGACAAGAACCCATCATTATCTGTCCATGAGAAAGAGGATGGACAGATACTCCTGTTCTGCCATCGGAATGGTGGATGTGATGCGGAAAAGATCTGTCAGTCATTGGGGTTACCCGTAACACATCTGATGCCAGAAAAGCCCCGTGATTCAGTTGTGGAAGTCGCCTACCCTAAACAACTTCCCGCAAAACTGAAGTTCATTGAGTCATACGACTTTCAGGATGCTGATGGAACTTTGCTGTTTCAGAAGATCCGTTATTTGGATGAGACGACTGGTCGTAAAACATTTCGTCAGCGTCGTCCTGATGGAAAAGGTGGCTGGGACTACAAACTTGGTGATACAGCGAAAATCCTATACAACCTGCCTGCTATTGTCAAGGCCAGAGAGAACAAAGAGTCGATTTTTGTAGTAGAGGGCGAAAAGGATGCCAATACTCTCATCAAACTCGGTGCAGTCGCAACAACAATGCCCGGTGGCGCAGGCAAATGGCTTGATATCCACACGCAAGCGTTAGCAGGCGCAACAATTGATCTTATCGCTGATAACGATCCACCGGGTCTTGCACATGCTGCACTTGTTTATGATGCCCTGAAGTTGGTTGGTTGTGATGTTTGTATCTGGGTGTGTCCCAATACGAAAGATATTACGGATCACATTGCTCAGGGTGGGTCAACTAATCAACTCGTTGAGATAACCCGTGCTTCTCTCAGTGATTCTCATCTCTCTCCGAGTGAACCCGTGGAGATGGTGGAGGAAAAACCTCTTTCGTCTGCTGAAATCATCATCAGCAAGATGCGTAATCTTCTTGACGATGCGAGTAAGACACCTGAACTGATCATCAACCGGATTTCCCTCCTTGCCGCGACTACTTCCGACAGCCCCGAAGTTGATGCTGGTCGTCTGGTTCGATGGACTGATTTCGTTGATGAGATTGAGGATGACTCATATGATTGGGTGATACCCGGTCTACTTGAACGGCGTGAACGTGTAATCGTTGTGGCTGCTGAGGGTGTTGGTAAAACAATGCTTGCTAGGCAGGTAGCGATTCTTCCTGCACTGGGTGTGCATCCGTTCACTTTCCAACGTATGCCTCGCATCTGTACGTTGACTGTTGATTTGGAAAACCCGGAACGTATTATTCGTCGTTCATCGAAGTCAATTATTGGTGCTGCCCGTTCGATGGGTTACGAGAAAGTGGCTGATGCTCATCTCTTGATGAAACCTGATGGATTGAATCTTTTGGCTGCTGAGGATCGGTTGCTGTTAGAGGAACGTGTTGATGAAGTGAAGCCTGATTTGCTTGTTTTGGGTCCGCTCTACAAGTCTTATGTTGATAGTGGCACCCGTAATAGTGAAGCAATCGCAGTAGATGTAGCAAAATATCTTGATAAATTGCGTTCTCACTATGGAATGGCACTGTGGTTGGAACATCATGCGCCATTGGGAACATCAATGAGTTCTAGAGATATGCGTCCATTCGGTAGTGCTGTATGGTCTAGGTGGCCTGAGTTTGGTATTACACTTCAACCTGACCCTACGAGTGTGGGAGAATATGTTTACAACGTGGGTCGTTTTCGTGGTGATCGCGATTTCCGACAGTGGCCTTCATTGATGAAACGTGGAAAGAAGTTTCCATTTGAAACACTAGAGTTCCTCGGAGTGAAGTAATGGCAGATGACAGGAATCCTGCGGTAGCAACCCGTGAGTTCATTGCGGAACGAGATTTGCGAATCCTGAAAATGAGGCAGGCTGGCATTTCCGTGCAGGAAGTCGCCAGACGATTCGGTATCTCTACGTCTGCTACAAACAAAGCGATTGATCGTCAGTTGCAGAAGATGAACCGGGAAGCCTTGATGGCATATCCAGAGGTTTTGCGTCTTGAACTGGAACGTCTTGACAGTTTGCAGTCTGCGATCTGGTCTATGACTCAACATCGCAAAGTTACAATGGATGACGGAACCGAAGTGCAGGTTGAACCTGATCTGAAAGCAATTCAACAGGTTCTGTCAATTATGGATAGGCGTTCCAAGTTGTTGGGTATGGAATCAGCGAACGTGAACGTAAAGATGGACATGAACATTGACAAGACCGAAAATATCCGCATCTCGTTGTCCGGTGAGGATAAAGCGACAGAAATCAGTACATTTAGTGCTGAGACTGAAGCACGTAAACTTCTTGAATTAATGCTAAAGAGTGGCGTGTTGTCGCAAACAGAGATGACTCGCATGCTAGGATCTGGTGAAATCGTTGATGCGGAGGTTGTGGAAGATGACAATGGAGCCTGAACAGGATAACATTGAGGCTGCTATGACCCGTGTTAGCAAAAGCATTAAGCCTTCAGTGGCTCCGATTTTGAAAGAAGAGGATGATTCTCCTGCCGATAAGCAGATCCTCATCCGTATTCATGACAATGATCGTGAGCGTTGGAAGGCGGCATCGGACCGTCTTGCTATATCAATGTCTCAGTTCATTCGTGACACAGTGAATGAAAAAGTCGGAAATGTTCTTGATTGTCCTCATCCCTTGAATCAGCGTCGCTATTATCCTTGGGCTGAGTTCTGTCTGAAGTGTGATTCAAGACTTAGAGGATGATTCGGTTTCCGATCATATGATTCGGTTTTCGATCACATGAGTCCTGCCCGAAATATGAGACTGGCTAAGGGGCTAGATGTTTGACTTTGACTTCGTTGAGGGGTAACCATCCGAACCATCCTGTGATTGGCGAACGAAGTAGCACACTGTCACATCGAAGGGTTTATGGTGTTCCCTCTTTGACGAGAGTGAACAGTGGTCCACCTTCCTTGACTCTGTTTCGTGTCCGCTTTGATGCTGTCTGTGCATTGATGGCGACGTGAACATCCATACAATCACTATACCTACCAATATCAGTTTTTGCAACACCCGTGACACTAAACAGAAAGGCAAATAGATGAGTGACGTGACATGGACATGGTTGTTGTTCTCTATGGAAATCATTGGTGTTGCTGGCATGTTGTGTGTGGGGAGACACAAATGGTGGGGTTGGGTTATCGTGATGCTTCACAGTGTGCCTTGGTTTGTGTATTCGATTGTGTCCAGTAAGCCGGGCTTCATTGCTATGGCAGTAATGTGGTGGACATCTCATGCATACAATGCCTTGAGGTGGCGTCGTCAACGACAACGAGAAGCATTGAAGAAGTATGAGATGGAGAATGGGATATGGCCTTGGACCTCTAGGGGTGTAGCGTGTGGGTCATTCGGGCGAGCAAAGGTAAGGGAACGTGAATAGCAAAGAGCGTCTTGATATCTGTTTGGCTTGTGATCGTCTGATCAATATCACGAAACAGTGCAAGGAATGTGGTTGTTTCGTGAAGTTGAAGGTTCGTGTCAAGAGTCAACACTGCCCTATAGGTAAGTGGTAATCAGTATACGTTTGCTGCTATGACTACAGGATGACCTGATATTGTCATCATGCTTATTGAATCAGCGTGTATCAACGGTGTGTTTGTTGTATCACCCGTAAGCACAAAACCACTGTGATGGTATGGATCGTATTGAATGAAGGCACATACATCTGGTGCGTGTTGTGTCGTGGTTCCTTCAACGTAAGCATGGACGTTCTTGTGTCTGTGTTTGATTACTCTTTGTCTTGATGCTTCGCTTACTTTGAATGTGATGTTGATGAGGTTGATATGTGATGTGTGTGCGATGACTTTGTTTTGATATTTGATTGAGTAACATCTCTTGTGAAGATTCCAATATACTTTGACATTGATATCCATTGGAATAACATCTTCCATAATCACAACCCTTTCAAGAAACCCATCAAAGACCCATCAGCACATTTACATCAACACACAAAACGTCTCACAACATGACAAAAACATGACAACAACATGACAACATCATGGCAACATCACACAAAACATCACAACCAACACAACACGTAAACCACACCCAACAAACAACACACAACACAGATATCCACAACATATCCACAACACACCCACACCCTACGAACAACCCTGCGAACAACCCCAACCATGTGGACAACATGTGGACAACATGTGGACAACCATACGCATAACCCCACCAACCACAACAAGCCCCGATCAAACCTTTTCCACACCCCCCCCAGCGGTGCCCCCCCTTGTGTGGGTTTTTTGTGTGTGTTCTTTCTGGTTGGTTTTATCTGGTTTGTGGGTTGTTGTTTGGTGTTTTTTGGTGTTTGGTGTTTTTTTTGTTGAGTGTGTATTTTTTGATGGTGTTTTGTGCTTGTTGGTTGTCGATGAGTTCTGGTTCGATGCCTAGTATTTTTGCTGCTTGGAGGATGTTGTCGTCGTTGTTGTTTTCGTTGTTGTTATTTTGCATTGCGTTTCAGTCTCCGGTTTAATTTGTGTAGTGCGCGGGTGTGCCATTTTGTTTTTGGTGGTTGTGTTTGCAGTAGTTGGTCTAGTTTTTGTAGGATTTCTTGTGCTGTTGGTGTTGTTGGGTGGTTGTTGATGTTGATGACGGGTTTGGTTGGTGCTGCACTCGTTGAGGTTTTTGTGGGGCGTCCGGATTTTTTTGTTGGTTCTGCGGATGCTGGTTTGATGGTTTTTGTGGGTGCAGGGTTTTGGGGGGTTGCTTGTTTTTTGGTGGCCTGCTTTTTTGCGGTTTGTTTCTTGACAGGTTTTTTCTGGGTCATGATGTGTTTGTTTTTGCTTTCTGTGGGCTAATGTTTCGATGTGGACGTTTATCCGGATGTGTATTCTAAGTTAGCACTTGCGTTGGTGTCTGCGCAGGTTGCGAAGCAATCTTTGGTTTCTGAGTTTGGTGTGGGGGAGGATTTGCCGTTCACGTTTTTTGGGTGGAGGGAAGGCAATCTTGTTGCAATTATGGCATTTTCTCAGGAGTTGATGGGGTTGTCGATTACGGATCGTTTTCCGACTGTTCAGAAGGTTGGGGAGGTGTTGCGCCGGTTGTATTGGGTGGATGGTATTACGTTTGTTGCTGAGGGGTTTCAGTCGTTGGATTTGGGTTCGACTAAGGGGAAACGGTTGGCGGCTGAGTTTGCTAATAATAACCGCAATGTTCATGAGTGTGTGACTGTTTCACATGTTGTCATCAACGGGAAGAATCAGCCTGATTCGACTCTTGTGAGCATTCCTTATGATTATGTTGTGGGTCGCGATTTGGTTTGGGGTGAATCTATTGCCTATTCTAAGGGTGTTGGTAGGGTGCTTCTTGATTCTCCTGTGATTGCTTTGTTGGCGTTGTGTTTGAAGATGGATGTTGTTGATGTTGTTTTGGATGAGTTTGATGCGGTGTTGGAAACTGTGGTGCGGGATGGTGTGAATATTCAGGAGTTCGGATCTCGTTTTGATGATGACGAATGAAGTGTCTGGTTAGTTTCATCCAGAGCCAGTAACTCAGTTGGTAAGAGTTCACCACGCTCTTACGGATGTGTTATTCTGATGACATGAATATATGCAAAATCTGTGAACGTACATACGCCTATGTGAGAAACAAGGGTGGAACTGCCACTAAATGCAACTCTTGTTCCGTTAACGAAAGACGGATCAAGTTGCGAAAAAAGATCGTTGATTATTTGGGTAGCAAATGTCGTAAATGTGGATACGCTCAGTGCTTCGGTGCTTTACATGCACACCATACAAATCCATCAGAAAAAGACTTCAATATCTCCGGCGCTCATGCTAGATCATGGAAATCCTTGGTAAAAGAACTAGATAAATGTGTTTTGCTTTGCGCTAATTGCCACGCGACAGAGCATCATAATTGTTTAGTTTTTGATTGTCCTCAACCGGGCGTATCCCCTCACTCTTATAAAGTGTAGAAAGGGTAGTTGGTACACGCAGGTTCAATCCCTGCCGCCCGGACTAAAATGCAAGTCGCGGGTTCGATCCCCGTCTGGCTCACTAGGGGTACAATTAGGAATGGCATTCTACGAACACGACAGTTCCCAATCCCAGTTGCGTCTTTCCGGTCTTCCTGATATAAATATCTCGCGTGCAAGCAGGGAACCTTGTATTGTGTGTGGACATCCGACCGGAGATTGTGCCGGGAAGTCCGAACCACCGAAACGTTTGATCGGCGACTCACCTTTGGAGACATTGAAGGCGTCACAAACAATATTTTTGGATCACGACATTTTTGAGGAACGTCAGATTGTTCCCGGTAGAACTAGCAAAATTTTGAAATATCGTGCTGGTATGCAGATAAACGTTGAGGAGGCTAAAAAACTCGGGTTGATTTAACGGTTTCTGCACTTACTCATTCGATACAATCAAAATACGTCACTTTCTTCTGGAGCAACAATGTCAATCCTCAGTAAATCCTTCATTGATTCCTACTCCGAGAAAGCGCCACCTTGGGGATTTGGGGGGTTAGGGGAAATCGTTTTCCTGCGTACTTATAGCAGAAAAAAGGATGATGGTGATTCAGAGACATGGGTAGAAAGTATTGAACGGGTTATTAACGGTGCTGTCGAAATTGGTGTTCCGTACACACCGAAGCAGGCTGAAGTCCTGTTCGATCACATGTTCAACCTTCGATGCGCTTTTTCCGGTAGGGCACTTTGGCAATTGGGCACACCTCTGGTACAGAAATTTTCGGGTGGAAGCCTTAACAACTGTTATTTTATCAACATTGAGAAGATCGAAGATTTTGAGTTCCTTTTTGATCATCTGATGCTTGGTGGTGGTGTTGGGTTCTCCGTAGAGCGATCCAAGATTCATGATCTCCCCAAAGTGAAATCTGGGGTTACGATCACACATGAACGCACAAATGATGCGGATACCATTGTTCCGGATTCCCGTGAGGGTTGGTGTCGGCTCCTGCATTCTGTACTGAAATCTTTTTTCTATACCGGTAAATCTTTCTCGTACTCAACCCTTCTGATCCGCCAGTACGGTGCAGCACTGAATACTTTCGGTGGCACCGCATCAGGCCCCCAAGCGCTTATTGACGGTGTGGCGGACATCTGCAAGGTTATGGAGGCACGCACAGGCAAGAAACTGCGGTCTGTTGACGTGCTGGATATCTGCAATATTATTGGACGTATCGTTGTTTCTGGTTCCAGCCGTCGTTCTGCTCAGATCGCCATTGGTGATCCCGACGATGTTCTGTTCCTGCGTGCCAAGAACTGGTCTTCTGGAACTGTTCCAGCATGGCGTGCCAACTCAAATAATTCTATCTACGCTGATTCTTGGGATGAAATTATCCAAGAATTGTGGAAGGGTTATGATGGTTCCGGGGAACCGTACGGTTTGGTGAACAGGAAACTGGCTCGCAAGGTTGGTCGCCTTGGCAAAAACAAGGCAGACAGCACGATTGAGGGATTTAATCCTTGTGCAGAGATCGGTTTGGGTGATGGAGAATCATGCAACCTGAGCACAGTATTCCTACCAAACATTACTTCCCTGAAGCAGTTCAAGGAAATCTCCGAACTTCTGTATATGACTCAGAAGCAGATCACGACACTTAATTATCCTTACGAGAAAACCACAAAGATTGTTCAGAAGAACGCTCGTCTTGGGCAGTCCGTTACCGGAATTCTTCAATGCTCACCTGAACAGGTTAGTTGGCTTTCTCAGGTTTACGAATTCCTTGAAGGTCTTGATGAAACCTATTCAGAAAAGAACGGTTTGTCTAAGTCGGTAAGATTGACGACCGTTCAACCATCTGGAACCCTTTCTCTGCTTCCCGGCGTAACCCCCGGTATTCATCCCGCTTACGCACGTTTCTATATTCGACGTGTCCGTTTCGGTTCTTCTGACCCACTGGTTGATGCCTGCCGCAAACGTGGGTATGCTGTGAAATGGGACGTGGGCCTTGACGGACGGGAAGATCACACTCGTTACGTTGTTGAATTCCCTTGCCAATCACCTGAAGGTTCTGTTCTTGCTGAAGACATGACAGCAATTGCCCAACTTGAATGGGTGAAGAAGATGCAAACCGAATGGGCTGACAACGCAGTATCCGTGACCGTCTACTACAGAAAAGAAGAGTTAACCGAGATCAAGGATTGGCTCAAAGACAACTACGACAATTCTGTAAAATCGGTTTCATTCCTTCTCCACAGTGAACACAATTTCCCTCTCCCACCATATGAAGAAATTGAAGAAACAACATATCAGTCAATGCTGAAAAAAATTGACTTGAGTGTTCCCCTTGTTCAGAAAGCCATTGATTTCACCGTCGATTTTGACGACTGCGCCAGTGGAGCCTGCCCGATCAAGTGAAAGATGACAATGCTAGTCACAGAATTTCCTGAACTTGACGCTACACCGAACTGGCATAAGCGTGCAGAGTGTCGTGGAATGGACCCAGACCTGTTCTACCCAGACAAAGGTGGCATAGACACCTTCACACAAGCCCAACGCGTTTGCGACTCATGCCCAGTAGCCCTGCAATGTTTGCAGTTCGCTATCAAGCATGGGGAACATTTCGGTGTGTGGGGTGGAACGAACTCTAAAGGTAGACGACCGAGAACTGCTGCCCGTTCAATAGCGGCACTCAGAAAACGTCAAGGGGCTTTAATCGATGAGAGAATTGTAGAAGTTCCTATGACAAGACTGGTCAGAAAACGTTCTTAAGACTCTTCAGGATTTTTTCTGTCGGTAACTGTAGGTCCACCGACCACCCAAGCATCGCATGTTCTCAATGCATGACATTTAAAATCAAATGCTTCGCAATACCCGATTTGGCCTGCATCAACAATATCCCAAGCCTGATTCCCGGTTTCGTTACCAAGCGCATCAATAATGCACTTCAGGACTCTTGGTGACCTTACGAACAGGATGCAATTTCCACATCGCTGTTTCTTTGCTTCGGTTGAATCAACATCCCATCGTTTACCTTTCTTTTCCCAGAAAGGTGTATTGGGTTCCTTGGGGTTGAGGGGACCGTAATCTGCTGTATCTATAGCCTTCTGCCTATTTTTTATGTTTAAACCAATGTTTTGCGTTGCGGGAGGGCAGGTATCTCCAGCGGCTTTGATTTGTGTCGATTCAAACCTTATATCTTTAATTTGTCCGTCATACGATTTCCATGTGGTCATTAAATTAGTTCCCGTCTTCTGATCGACGCATTTTGGTTGATTGATTTTTTTTCTTTTTGGGACGTGGCCCAATAACTTCATCAATCATGTCATCAAGATCTTCTGGTGATCGTACGTGAATATTCTCAAATTTTACGTATTCTTGCCAGAATTCGATGTCTGAACTTAGATGCTAAGCTATCTCCGTCTTGTTGGTAGTGTGATACTCGTGGTACCTCCTG